AAAGAAGTACTTTTGCAAGTTATGTAAATTAAATATAGGAGAAATATAAAATGGGCGATTTTAAAGAATTTAGTAGACTTTATGTAAACGAAATTAAAAAAACTAGTGGTTTACACGAAGATACTTCTAAACAAAAAACACAAGAAGATCAAATTGATGAAATGTTAGATCAAATTGAAATTGATTTAGAAAATGAAATGATAGAAGAAGAAGAATGTTGTCCAGAAGAAATCGCAATGTTTTTTGAAGAAATGAATGAAGAAGAAAATGAATTAAATGAATTTGGTGTTGTTGCTGCTGCTGCTGCTGCATATGTAATATGGAAAAGATTTTATTCTAAAGCAGCTAAACAATGTCATTCTTTATCAATAAAAGAAAAATCAAAATGTATGATAAAAGTCACAGAAAAGGCTATGGATATGAGAATTAAAAATTTTGCAAAAGAAGCGAATTGTAAAGAAACCAAAGACACTAAAAAATGTGAACAAGGTGTAAAACTAAAAATAGACCAATGGAAAAAACAACAAAAGAATTTAAAATGGTATCAAACAGTAGTATAAAAAATTGCGGTCATCAAATCTAATATTTCAATAGAATTTTTTGGCAAAATCATTATAAAAATATAGGAGGACATAGGGTAGCTCCCTGATTAAATACCTTGTTTATTTAATCTTACTCCTACATTCATAATAATCAAACAAGGAGATTAAAAATGAAAATATGCTGGGATAACTTAGAAAAATTAAGATATAGTAAAAGAACTAAAAAATGGTATCAAAAAAATAATACTTTTCATTATAAAGATGAATGTGAAGTTTGTAAAGAACCTTTTTTAACACAAAATAAAAACGGTAATGTTTGTTGTAATAAATGTTCAGCTAATACAGATGAAAATAAAAAACAAGCCGCAAAAAATGGTAAAAAGGGTATGACCGGAAAACCAAAATCTGCGGAAGTTAAACAAAAAATTAGTGAATCAAAAAAAGGTACTAATACCGGAAAAGATAATCACATGTTTGGTAGAAATCATACAGAAGAATCCAAACAAAAAATGTCTGAAAATAGAAAAGATATTTTATTAGGAAAAAAGAGAGACGATCATTCTTTAAAAATGTCGGGAAGTGGAAATCCAAACTGGAAAGGTGGCATATCATTTGAACCATATTGTGAAGTTTGGAAAGATAAAGAATATAAATACGATATAAGAGAAAGAGATAATAATGAATGTCAAAATCCATTATGTAAAAATACATCATCAAAATTATGTATTCATCATATAGATTATAACAAAAAAAACTGTGTTCCATTAAATCTAATAACCGTTTGTTTTTCTTGCAATGCAAGAGCAAATTTTAATAGAATTTTTTGGGAAAATCATTATAAAAATATAATGGTAAATAAATAAACTTTTGCTTGTATATAATACTTATACAAGTTGGAAAAGTTGGAAAGGAGGAATACTATGGGATTTTACCTCAGCCCCTTGGTAGATGTAAACGAAATAGATCTTACGACGACTATACCAGCGGTATCAACAAGTATTGCGGTATCAGTACTTAGGGACACTTTTAAAGGTCCTGAGAAATCAACACAACTTATTACTAATGCGGATGATTTGATAGAAATTTATGGTGAGCCTACAACTAGGTCTTATCATGATATACTATCAGCTTTAGGTTATTTAAAATATGGTAATAAATTATATTGTACGAGAGTTATGTCAGATAACTCTACATTAGCTGGTGGATATGTGACTTTTGCAAGTCCAGCAACATCGGCAGCAGATTCAACTTATGGTGCGTATACTACAGGAACAGCTTATAAATTATCAGAATTTTCGGGTTAAAATTCTGATGAAATAACTGATTAAAGGAATGTTATATAATGATTTTGTGAACCAGCTTATAATTCTAATATGGCGTTATTTGCGGCTAATAGAGGATTATGGGGAAATTATATTAAAATAGCTGTTATTGGTAAAACAGTTTATGATGCAGTTGCAAATCAACTTGCGGTGGATTCATTAACTACAGAGCTTTATAATGATATTCTTGATGTTGATACTCCATTAGATTCAGGAAAAGAATTTTTAGTATTAGTTAAAGCAGCAAATCAAAAAAATATAAACGATACATCACCAACATATAGTTTAAAAGAAGTTTTTATCGTTTCTACTGATGAAAGAAAAATAGATGATGAAGGTAAAAATCTATTTTGTGAAAATGTTATAAATTCTGAATCAAAATACATCAGAATATGTTTAAATAGTACTGTTAATAATACATCAGTTGCTACAGCATCTACAACAGCTTATAACGCATTAGCTGGTGGTCAAGATACATCTGATGCTTATGTTACTGATATTGTAACAAGTGCAGATATAATTGAAGCTTATGATTTATATGAAGATCCTGAAAATATTGATGTTAATATTTTTATAGATGGTAATAAACCTGATACAGTTAAAAGTAGACTTATAGTTCTTTCAGAAGCAAGAAAAGATGCTATGGCTATTCTTGATTGTCCAAGTACATCAGTTATAAATCAAACAGGTAACGAATCAGATAATCTAAGATTCTATAGAAAAACAACCTTTAACGAAAATACTAGTTACGCAGCACTTTATGGTAACTGGTTAGAAATGTATGATAAATGGTCAGCTAAATATAGATGGATACCAGCTTCAGGACATGTTGCAGGAATTTTTGCAAGAACTGATAATGTATCTGATCCATGGTTTGCACCAGCTGGTTTAAATAGAGCTATCATTTCAGGTATTAGAAGATTAGCATGGAATCCGGATCAAGGACAAAGAGATGTTCTTTATAAAAATGGTATTAATCCAATAGTATCATTTGCAGGGCAAGGTAAAACTCTTTGGGGTCAAAAAACTATGTTAGTTAAATCATCAGCATTTAATAGAATTAATGTTAGAAGATTATTTATGACAATAGAAAAAGCCCTTTCTACAGCAGCCAAATATTTCTTATTTGAACCAAATGATAACTATACTAGATTACTTTTAGTTAATATGATTGAGCCATTTTTAAGAGATGTTAAATCAAGAAGAGGTGTTTATGATTATTTAGTTATTTGTGATACCACTAATAATACAGCAGAAAGAGTCGATAGAAACGAATTGTGGGTTGATATCTACATTAAACCTACTAAAGCAGCAGAATTTATCGTTCTTAACTTTATTGCTACAAAAACAGGTGCTAGCTTTACTGAACTTATTGCAGCAACTGGTTAATATAAATAAAAGAGAGGACTTTTAAAAAAGTCCTCTCACTTAAATAGGAGGAATATAATAAAATGGCTAATGGATTTACATTAAACGAATATATAGGAAGTATGAAAGATGGTGGTGCAAGACCTTATCTATTTTACTTTCAACCAATGTTTCCAAGCATAGAAGTAGTTGGTGATCAAGAAAGAATTAGATATCTTGTTAAATCATCAGAAATACCAGCAACAACAATTGAGGAAATAACTACTAACTGGCAAGGTTATGACTATAAAATGGCCGGAAAATATACCTTTGGTGATTTTTCAATAACATTTAATATAGACAAAGACTATGCAATATATCAAACATATCTGAATTGGCAAAATAAAATTCATGATATTAAAGAAAATATTTACGCTTTACCATCTGAATATATGTCTGATCAAGTATTTCAACTTCTTGGTGGTGATGGTTCAGTTATTAAAACTATTAAACTTATGCAAGCTTGGGTCAAAGAAGTTGGTTCTTTAGCTCTTGACTATAGTAATAACGCACTAGCAGAATTTAGTGTTACTTTTGCATATCAATATCATGAAATAGCATAAAATAATTTTAAAATGTAAAGGAGAAAAAAATATGTCTTTAAAGAAAAATAACATGTTAGACTCGTATATCAATATATACGAATTCGAAACAACACTACCAGGTTCTGGTAAAACTGTAAAATTTAAACCTATTACTACTGGACAACTTAAAAGGTTGTTAATATATGAAAACGAAACAGACCCACTAATGATAGAAGAAGCTTTAGATAAACTTATTGAATCCTCTGTCATTAGTGAAGATTTTAATATTTCAGATTTGTATCTTCAAGATAGATTTGACCTACTTCTTAATATTAGAAAAAAAACAAAAGGTGAAACCTACGAATTTACATTTAAATGTCCAGAATGTGGTTCACAAACATTAACAAAAATCGATCTAGATAAATTAAATTGTAAATTGTTTCCTAAAGATCTTGATTCGATAATACCTATTAATGAAAAAATATCAATTGAAGTTAAACATACTACTAGAAACGATCAAAAATTAGTACATAAATATATTAAACCAAAATTTAAAGGAATGACAGATACACAAAAAAAGACGGACATTTCAATTCTTACACATGCTGTATCTATTGTTAAAATTATTACTAATGACGACAGTAAAGAACTTGAAAATGTTACACTTGAAGATAAAGCTTATTTATTAGAAAACGTACCTACACCAGTTTATGAAAATGTCAGAGAATGGTTTACCGAAAATGATTTCGGAACAGAATTTACTTTTGATTCTAGATGTACTAATTGTAGCTTTACAGAAAATACTAGTATACCAGTAGATAATTTTTTCTTCTAATTAATTTGTTCTTTACCAATTCTCTTGCAGGTATCACAGAAGAACAATATTATCTAGCCAGAAAAGGTAATATTAGTATCACCGAAAGTACCATGATGCCTGACTTTGAAAGAGAAATATATGTGAGTCTATTAATGAAAGACTTAAAAAAAGAAGCAGAGGAATATAAATGGAAAATATAGATATTATACAAAAAATTAACGAGCGTATTTCTATTAATAATGACTTTCTACAATATTTAACAGAAGAAGAAAAATTACAATATCAACAATTAATAGATGAAGGTTTTGGTGACATATTAGGAAAAGTTGCAAAAGCCGGTGCTATGGTAGCCATTCCACTTTTAATAAAATTAATAAATGCATTTATAGACGATATGACAAGTAATCTACAAATATTTGTTCATGATAAAGTTAATAAAGCAGCCACCAAAAAAGCCAATAATTTTGTTAAAAATAGTAAAAATAGTAAAAATAAAATTATTAAATTTTTACATAATTTAGTTAAAGATTATAAACAAATTAAATCTGAATTTGAAGACGAAGACGAAGACTAGGGGATATATAAAATGAAATTTAAAGAATATATCGATAATAATAAAATAGAAAACATAGACGAAAGCTTAGCTTTAATATTAGGTGCTAAAATAGCAAAAATGGGATTTAAAAAATTATTACCTAATATTGAAAATATGTTAAATACCATTATGGGTAATGTAATGGGTGTAAAAGGAAAAAATTTATCTTTACCTAATCTACTTAGAGGCACTAGTGATAGTAAAGATAGCAATGAAATACAAGACCTAATTAAAAAAGCAGAAGTATATAAAACTATGTTTCTTAGAACCATGGAAAAAATAAACAAATTAAAAAATTAATGCTCACTTGGTATTATAAAAACCAAAGGATTAATAAAAAAGTCTAAAGAGCCTTAGCCTCTATTAGACTTTTTTTATTTATAGGAGTATATATATGGCTGATATGAATATTCCAGATAGCTCTGGACAAACACCAAATCAAGAATTTATCAATAAAACTCTAAAAGAAGATAGAGCCGAAATGGCAGAAATTGCCAATAACTTATCTAATAATACTTCTAAAACAATAAACAGCTTTACTACAGAAATTAGTAGAGAATTAACTAAAAATATAGGAAAACAACTTCTTAGCTCTTCTAAAGACGTAGCCAACCAAATATCAACACCTATTATTTCCACTACTAAAGATATTTTAGGCCCAGATGTAACAAAAGTACTGGAACTTACTTCTAGTATAGGCCAATCAATGTTTACCGGCGCAAAAAATATATTTGGTAGTATTAAAGACGCTAGAGATAAAGTTAGAGAAAAAAAAGAAGATGAATTTTATGAAAAAGGAACAAAACCAGGAAGTATATATACTCACGATATTAAACTCGAAAAATTAACGGAAATATATAATAAAAATTCAAAAAAAGCATCTGAATTCTTACAAAAAAAAATAGACCAAATGGCAATGGATACCAAAGTATCAACACAAGCACAAGTAGGTGGATCTAATATTCTAAATAGAATGTTTGTTCTATGGGTAGTCTTTAAAAAATTAATGTTTAAAAAAAATCCTATAGAAATAAGAACATTCGAAATGATAACAAATGTTAGAGATATATTAGCTAAAAAGTTTGGAATGGAATCAGATAAAAAAGATACTAAAGGCGGTGGACTTACTTTTCTAGGAAAAATTCTTACACCCGTTAAATTAATTAATAAAACCATTGACGCATTTAAAAAAATAGATCCAAATAAAGCAGGTAAAATGGTAGAAAAAATGTCTCTCGGCCTTGTTAATAGCCAAGAATTTTCTAAAATGTTATATATAAAACAACACGAAGATACAGTTAACTTTCAAAAAGATTTGGCTTCTATGCTTAATGAAGATTCAAATAAATACGACAATGCTTTACAGCCTATAGCAAACGAACTTATTGATACCAATACCTTTCTTAGTAACATATCTAAATTAAATGAAAAAGGACAAACTTTTATCCAATTAACATCCGATAATATAGCAGAACTTGTTAATGATGCCACTAAAAAAGGAAGCCTATACACACACGATATTCATTTAGAAAAACTCCAAGAAGAAAACCTTCAAGTTAATAGAGATATGTTTTACGGATTTACAGAAGAAGCTAGAAAAAAAAGAAAAGAAGAAGCTAGAAGCGGCAGCAGCGGCAGCAGCGGTAAACTATCAGGACTTATTAAAGGAATTATGGGTAATATAAAAACACTATTAGGTGAAATGATGTTTGTACTTGGTCTAGCTCTTGCTTTTGCAGTTCAAATGATTATTAAACCATTTAAAATAATGTTCCAAGGTATTAAAAATTTACCTAAATTGGCAATGTTTATTACTAAAGCTTGGGCTGGATTATTTAAAGGATTTCTCTTTCCAGTTAAAATAATCTTTAAAATACTTAAAAGATTACCTATAATCGGAAATTTACTTGGTGGTATTGAACATATGTTCAAAACCCTTAAAGATATATTAAAAGAAAATGTTATTAAAAAATTTAAATCCATCGGCGATACAATTAAAAAAATATTCAAACCAATTACAAACTTCTTTACTAAAATAGGATCAATTGGAAAATCATTTCAAGCTGGTATTAAACCAGTAGAAGAAGGAGCCAAAATTATAGGAAAAGCCGGAAAAATGGGCGCTTCCATCAGTAAACTAGGTAAATCTATAAGTAAATTTGTAGCCCCAATAGGTAAAATGTTTGCCCCACTTATTAAAGGATTTAAAGTAGGTATGAAAAAATTTCCATTTATAAATACAATCTTTATGCTTATTGACTTCTTTATGGGATTCGCTAAAACAGAAGGTAATATATTTGATAAATTTAAAGGCGGTATGATGGCAGTCGTTAAAGGTATTATAGAACTTCCCCTTAAACTGGTTGGATGGCTCATCGATAAATTTATGGGACTATTTGATATTAAAATAGAAGGCGGATCAGGGAAACTTATGATAGAAGGCGTTATGAGAATTTTTAGCACTACCATGAACCTTATTATAGCACCATTTAAAATATTATGGTCAGTTATGAAAATGGCCATGAAAATATCATTATCCATTTTTAAACTTGTATATACCATTTTTAAACCATTAATCGAAGCTATATTCGGAAAAAGTAAAGATGCACCAATGACAAATATATTAGGAAGCATTATGGGATTCTTCTCAACAATCGGTGATTTTTTAACTAATATAGACAAATATATAGATAGATTTGTAGAAGAATTTAATTATATTGTAGACGATATAGTAAAATATATAACAAATGCTATAAACGGAATTATAAAATTCTTCACCAATATTAGCTTTAGTGAAATTATTGATAATATTATAAATTCTATATATAATTTCTTTATGAGTATAAAAAACTTCTTCATTAATACTTATAACGATATAAAAAACTTCTTCATTAATACAGCTATAAATATTAAAAATAACGTTATGTCAATATTCGATAAAATTACAAACTTCTTCCAAAATATAGCAGATAATATAGTTAACTTTATAATGGAATATACATTCATCGGTATCCTATACAAAGGCGTTATGAAAATATGGGACTTCTTCCAAAATAAACCAGAAGATATAGGTATATTCGACTACCTAATAAACTTCTTTAAAACCCTACCTAATATGATCAAAGACTGGATGATAGGCGTTGTAGAAACAATCCCAGGTGGAGGCGCACTACTAAGCTTCCTAGGTGTAAAAAAACCAGAAGAAAAAACAAAAGAAGAAAAAGAAACAATTAAAAATAATAAAGATAATCTCGTATCCAATACAATTAAATCAAGATTAAATAATAATAAAAGACAAAAAGAACTTCTAAAACAAGAACAAAAACAAAACGACTTTAACTCAATAGATAACATAAGAATGATGAACATTAAAGAAGCAAACAAAACAAAACAAGATAATATTAATAAACAAATGCAAATGCAACAAAATTTAAATAAATCACAAAAAGACCAAATAGAAGCCACTACAAACTCAAGTAACACCATAGCATCTTCTATTTCTAATACCATCACTAATAATAATATACAAAAGGAAATACCTTCAAATATTGAAAATACAAGTATTCTCCTTTCTAGTATGGGATAAAATAAAATGGGAAACCTTATAAACGAAAATAATAACAATATTATCCAAATGCCAAATATAACAAAAATTAATAGCTATAACGAAAATAACCTATGGATCGTTCTTAAACCTATTAAAATAGCACACCAAATAGAAAACTCCAGAGGCGGCGATATTAAACCATCAGATAAAAAAGATAATATCATCTTTAAATTCCTAGCACCAAACAATATAGCAGAAACACACAATCACTCTTGGGAAGCATACGAATCTTCTATGGTAAAACTAGCCCAATCAGCCAAAAGCCTAATAGGCACATACAACGAAACTAAAAAAATTATTAAAAAAACCACAGAAGCAGGCGGAGCCCTATTCGAAGCAGCCCAATTACCAGGCTCTAATATGAAATCTATGGGCGAAGCCATGAAAAAAGAAATAGGCGGAAATATGTCAATAGGATCTAATAAAACTAAAGTAGACTCCCCTATCATATACAAAGATACAGATAGAAGAGAATACTCTTTCACCTTCCAACTTATCTCTTACGGCGACGAAAAAGAAGTTATTAATATAGTTAGAAATATCCAAATGCTAGCTTGCCCAGAAGCCACAGACGACGCCATATCTATAGAACTACCTAGAGTATGGAACATTACTTCAGAACCTAATAATATTATCAATATTAAATACGCAGCACTAACATCAGTACAACCCAGCTTCTCAGAACCTTATATAGAAGGATACCCACAAAAATGCGAACTCTCTCTAACTTTTAAAGATATTCAACCTCTTTACGCTAATAAACTAAAACTAGAAACTTCCAGAGCCAGAGTAACCATAGTTAACAATACCCAAAAAATTAATAAAAATATTAATAAAAAATCATACCTAAATATCCCTAAACCTACCATTATACCAGTAAATAGTAAATATGAATCATATATGAAAAATAACCCAAATAACCCAGATATAAATACTATCACTCCTATACCAGATAAATCAAATACTCTACATCAAGATACTCTAATAGAAAAATCACCACAAAACCAACCAACTACCTCATCTAATATGATAAATAAAAAATCCTACCACGTACCTACATCAAAAGCAGACTTTAATAACCTAAAAAGACCAAATATAATACCAAATACCCTGTAAATACAAATAAAAACCCCATCTTATAATCAATCATTACCACTATAACACCATAACACCATCTTATAATTATAATATTGTAAATCAGTTTTTTAATATCACCATAAAACCCCATCAATACCACAAAATTCCCCCATATAAAAAAACCATTATTATAGTAGTTTCTTAAAAATCCCCCCAAAAAAAATCTCTTCATTATATCCAATACAAATACATTATACCACTGTTTTATCCATTTCCCCCACCTAAAAAAAAATTAAATTCAAAATGTGTCTATGCAAACACATTATTGGAATACTTTTCTTAAATTTTCCCACTAAAAAATTTTCTCTTTTCTTATGTGTGTTTGTATACACATTATTGGGTGACCGTAGACACCCATACTACCCCAATTTTCCCCACCTATCAGAATCTCATTCCATATTTTACCCAAATAGTACACAATAAATCAAAATATCTATCAATTTTTTAATAAAGTCATGTTTTGTCCCCAGGCGGATACAAATACAAAATCAATACCAATAACTAATCCACCAAAAACCCCATTTTTCCCCAATTCCTCGTTTTAGTCTTGTTTTATTACTATATTTCGATAAAATGAAGTTTCACTCCCACACAAATACAAATACAAATTTATATTTTAATTTTACCAATACTTTATACCAAAAAAACCCCATATCACTATCTTAAAATTCTAACTACCTAATATTACTACTATATTCCAAAAATGAGATATGATAATAAGGGGTAAAGTAAGAATAGACAATAAAATCAAATAGATGACCCCTTAAAAAACCATACATTGGTTTTTTCCATATTACAAAAATAGAATATCAATAGAAAAATATAGAATTAGAGAAAACCGCTAATTTGTGTAAAATACCACTATTATTATGAAATTTTCACCAAATTTCATAATTTCATTAATTTACTATTTTTGATAACATTTTCATTAAAACCCATTTTCCAGCTTTTAATCCCATAAACCCCTTAAATACTGTATATTGAAGGCATATATAACCCCATTAACACTTAATCTATATAATACATACCTCTATATAACATTCTAATTAAAACTTCATATACAACTTTTAATCTGTATAATCCCTATATATCACCTTATATAGAGGCCATATAACCCCATTAACACTTAATCTACATATATATACCTCTATATAACATTTTCATTAAAACTACTAATTTGAGGCAAAAACCACTAATTCTTATATTTGATGGGTTTTTCTACTATTTTGTATAATTTAAGGGTTTTTGTATAAAATGATGTGGAATTTTGAAAAAGTGAGGTTTTGTCCCCAGGCGGATACAAAAAATCCCAACCAAAATGAAATCAATCCACCAAATACCCCAATTTTACCCAATTTCTTATTTTAGTCTCATATTATCATAGTAAAGTACCTTAATCTGAAATACCTGTAAAATATTCCTACTTTTTAACCAATTTCAAATAATACAGATGATATTTTTGTGCGCCAATTTGTTTTTTCGCGTACACGTTATACCTACAGTGCATTTATAGTGTTCCACCTACCCTTGACCCTTATGGTTACTACATTTACACCATATATTACTATTTATAGTGTCATATACCCATATTCTGTTTTTGGCTCTTATGGTTACTATATATATTTCTTTAGTATATGGTGGTTATAATAAGGTGTATATATTGTCTTACCGTAAGAGGGATTATATAGGAAATTCTTTAAATAACTGTTTATATAAGTTAAGAAGAAAAATTAAAAAAATTAGATATTGACATAATGAAATAGATATGATAGAGTTTATTATAAATTAGGGAATATAATATGAAATAAATTTTTAAAATAAAGGGTGGATATATGAAATTAGGGGATGTGGATTTTAGTGAATTGAAGAGTATGGGTATAGGTGCTGATGGAGTTGAAGAGTGGATGTGGTTAAATAAATTTTATAAAAGTGGTAAAAGGGATAGGAATAGATATAAGATAAAGGGTAAATGTGGTCAATGTGGTGATTTAATATTTGGTAGAAAATATAATAAGGGAGAATTTTGTAATAGATCGTGTAGTAGTAAATTTGGTCAATGTGGTGAAAAAAATCATATGTATGGTAAGAAACGATCTGAAAATACCAAACAAAAAATTAGTAATGGTAATAAAGGTAAAAAGAATGGAAATTGGAAAGGTGGTGTACGTGAATTAAATATACCTTTATATGATACATATTCACCACAAATTGTAAAATATGATGAAGAGGTTAGAAAAACGAAAGAGGGATATTTGGAGGTTAAATGTACTAAGTGTAGAAAATGGTATATGCCTAAAAAAACGGTTGTAAAAAATAGAATTAGTTGTATAAATGGTACAATTAGTGGGGAAAGTAGGTTTTATTGTAGTGATACATGTAAGCAAGCATGTGAAATATATCATCAAAGTGCCGAAACATTGATGAAGCGTGATGCTGGTATGAATGATAAAGATTGGTATGATATGGATAGAGAGATGCAGCCTGAGTTGCGTAAGATGGTATTAGAGAGGGATAAAAAGTGTCAAAGATGTGGTAGTGTGGTGGATCTACATTGTCATCATTATCATTTTATTCGATGGGGTGCTATATTGAGTGCTGATATAGATGAATGTGTTACATTATGTAAAGAGTGTCATACATGGGTACACAGGAATAATTGTAAATTAAGTGAGGGTGTATGTAAAATAGAGGATATGGAGGATAATCGTAATTTTAAGAATTGTAAGTTATGTGTTAATAGTGGGGAATTTACTAGTGGTTTTTATAAGATGATATATTGTGATATTAAGGGGTTATATGGGGAGTATATATTAAGTGAATGTGATAATTATAAGGAGCGGGTGTAATAGATGAATAAAATTAATAATATATCGGCTAAGATTAAATTTAATCATATTTATATTTGTACTAAATGTGGTAAA